TATTCAAGGCTCATGGATCAATGAGCTTGCGGAACTCGCACCTACGTATAAGAACGATAACGAAATCGTTAAAGCCTTCATCAGTCGTACCTCTGACCGGTTCCGTTCTCCGTATGGTAGACGCACCGAAGAGTACCCTCGCCAGTGTGTATTTGCGGGTTCCACTAACAATCTTATGTTCTTAAAAGCCCGCACTGGTAACCGCCGATTCTGGCCAATCACTGGTGATAAGGACCGCAAGACTAAGAACTCCTGGGACTTGTCAAAGGATGAAATTGACCAATTATGCGCGGAAGCGTTCACGTATTGGGCAGAAGGTGAACCTCTTGTATTAGAGGGCGAACTTGAAGAGGAAGCTCTTAGAATTCAATTATCGCACACAGAAGGCGGTGAGCTCGTAGGTCTTATTGAAGAGTACCTCGAGATGGAACTACCTGAAGATTGGGAGTCTAAAGATATCTACGATCGCAGGGAGTATATCCGGAATTATGGCGATGACGACTATTGTGGTTCAGTGCAGCGGGAACGAGTGTGTGCCCTTGAGATATGGTGTGAAGTGCTTGGCGGGGACAGGAAGAACCTGCAGAACGCAAAGGCAAGAGAGATTATTGACATCTTACAGTCAACGCCAGGCTGGAACCCTTATACAAAAGGAACAGGAAAGGCACGTTTTGGCAGACTTTACGGTCCGCAAAGAGCGTTTATAAAGGAAGGTTCAGACCTCCTGTCAATGCATAAACGAAATCATGATAAGTAGGTGTGTCCAATTATTCGAGGTGTGTCCAATTATTTAATAGGCACTAATGTTCGTAAAAATAATTATCCAAGCCTATACATCGATGAATTTTGATGTATTGTAATAATTGGACACACTAGACACGTATGGACACACTAATCGGACACGGGCAAAAAGCAGATAACTGCTAATCTAAATAATAAAGTGTGTCCAGTGTGTCCAATTATTTATATAAAAATAAAAAAATAAATATGTGAATAATTGGGTGTATATATATAAACGTAAAAAACGCAAATACGCGTATATATATATGTTGGAAAAAAATTGGGCACATCGGACACACCCCCCCCTATAAATCCAGTAATGGTGTGGGTTCATAGGCGTGTCCGAGGGTGTGTCCGATTATTAAATGAGAACGAGGTGAGAACGTGGAAAAAGACATCGAGCGATGGTTAGGAAATCAACTCAAAAGAATGGGGTGTATATATATGAAATTCGTGTCACCTGGAAATGATGGTGTGCCGGATCGGATTATTGTACTTCCTGGAGGCAGTGTTGTATTCGTCGAATTAAAAGATACGAACGGTAAGCTAATGGCTAACCAACGAGTACAGATTTCACGATTACGAAAGCAAGGCGCTTTAGTGTTTGTGGTAACCGGGATGTCTGATGCCAAGTTATTTGTTGAAGATATGGAAAGGGCGATACATGGACTTTCATCCACACGAGTATCAAAGCATTGCAATACAACGAATCATTGACAATACCCATTACGGATTGTTACTGGATATGGGGTTAGGCAAAACCATATCTACACTCATTGCGATTGAACGGCTTATGTATGATTACTTTGACATTAAAAAAGTATTACTCATTGCACCTAAGAAGGTAGCAGAATCTACATGGGCCCAAGAAACGCAAAAATGGAGTGCTACAAGACGGTTAACGGTGGCTAAGGTGTTAGGTTCCGAGAAGGAACGCATACACGCCTTAGAGAGTGAATCTGACCTGTATGTGATAAATCGTGAAAATGTGCAATGGTTATATGAGTACTATCATAAGAAAAAATCGTTCCCTTTTGATATGTTAGTCATCGATGAGAGTTCTTCATTCAAGAACCCACAGGCTAAACGGTTTAAGGCGATACGAAAACTTCGGCCACTATTTAAGCGTATCGTCATACTAACAGGTACACCAGCACCGAATACACTTTTAGATATTTGGGCGCAGATGTATCTACTAGATGGCGGCGAACGATTAGGTAAGACAATTACAGAATATCGTACCCGGTATTTTACACCGGACAAAACCAACGGACATGTCGTGTACAGTTACCGATTACTGCCAGGTGGTGATAAGGCGATATTCAGTAAGATGCAAGATATCTGTATGAGCTTAAAAGCTAAGGACTATCTTACACTACCTGAACGTATCGAGAATGTCATAACAGTAGAGATGAACCCGAAAGAATGGGCACTCTATAAAGAAATGGAACGCGAGCACGTGCTTAGCCTAGCCAGTGATGACGATGTGAGCGCACTTAATGCAGCAGCACTTGCCGGTAAATTGTTACAACTAGCAAATGGATCCATTTATAACGATGATGGTGAAATCGTAGTTGTTCATAACGAGAAGATTGAAAGATTGAAAGAATTGGTAGAAACGAACGAAGGAAAACCGATGTTAGTGTTTTATAACTTCAAACATGACCTTCAATCGATTAAAGAAGCGTTCCCGAAAGCCGTTGAGCTTAAGACCGATGATGATGTAGCTGAGTGGAACAAGGGCAACATTCAAATGTTACTCGCCCATCCCGCATCAGCAGGGTACGGCTTAAACCTCCAAGCAGGTGGTAATATCATCGTATGGTATGGTCTAACTTGGAGCCTAGAGCAGTACCAACAAGCTAACGCACGACTTCATAGACAGGGGCAAACACAACCTGTGATTATCCACCACCTAGTCACCAAAGGCACGATGGACGAGCAGGTTATGAAAGCCTTAGAACGCAAAGAAGCAGGGCAGGACGCCCTATTAGAAGCTATTAAATATCGTAAAGAATTGTATAAGGAGTAGAGATATGCAAAAGAAATGTAGACGATGCGGAGACACATTCACAGTAAAAACACACGAGGATTATTGTCCTGAGTGTGAGAAAGTTATGACACCTCCTGGCGCAGGCGCGAGTAAAGAGTTAACCTGTGAGGGATGTGGCACAACCTTCATTCACAAAAAAGAAAAGGCCCAAGGACGGTGGCCTAAATACTGTCCAGAGTGTCTACCTAAATATTCGAAGGTACCTAAGAAGAAAGAAGTGCAAGCTATTGCAGAAAAGGTAGTCAAAACTATCGAGGAGTCTGAAGTTAAGGCGGTTCCTAAGAAAGAAGATGTTATCAACCATCCTTCACACTACACACGCGGTAAGATTGAGGTTATCGATTTTATCGAGGATCAACAACTGCCGTACCATTTAGGTAATGTTATCAAGTATATCGCAAGAGCAGGGCATAAAGGCGACAAACTCGAAGACCTAAAAAAAGCGCGGTGGTACTTAGACCGGTACATCAAGGTGGTGATGTGGAATGAGTGGCTATAAAGAAAAGGCGACTGCGTATCTGCAAGATATAAAGATGATAGCCATTCGAATTCAATCGCTACGGCAAGATATTCGCAAACTGCAGTATGATATCATCACCTTATCGGCGATTGATTATTCCAAAGACCGAGTATCAGGGGGCGGTACTCCGGTAGGTCTTGAAGGCGATGTGGCTAGACTTGTTGATACAGTCGATACCAAAAAACGGGAGATAGCAAAGCTTATTGCTAAAAGGGAAGAAGCAAGGGCTTTAATTGAAAAGATAGAATGCATACCAGGGCGTATTATATTATCGCAAGAGTACATTAACGGGGCTTTTCCTAAGAAAGTACAAGCGATGATATTTTACGAAAAAAGCAGTTACTTCAATTTAAAAAATAAAGCATTGAACGAATTAGGAGAACTCCTTTCATAGTGGAGTACTTTGGAGTGTTTTGGAGTATTTTGGACTTAAATGAACCGACTTGACATAGTATAATGTAGTTGTGAAAGGTGTCATTAGACATCTAACACGAATCCTCTCTTATACACAACTCGGCAAAAAGCACGGTGATGACGACCGTGCTTTTTGTTGTATGTAACATTGTAAATACAGGGGCCCGTATTTATGGTGTAGGCGATCGCGTAAGCTAAGGAGAGGGAATATGTAAAAATGAAATTTACCGCACAATGAAACAAGGGCGAGCCGAATATGTCCACATACATTTCAAAGCTTATACATTATGAGCTTGCCCTGTATCGTTGTACGCTGACATCTGATGACTAGAACTAGTAGTCATCCAATAACTATATAGCCTAACAACAACCAACTAGTCATCGGATTTGAGCGTACAAAGTATTAAGGTGAAAAGGTATGAGCACAGAAGTCAAATGTATTAAACGTAAATGCCTGAATAACAAGAACGGCGTTTGCACAGCAAAACTAATTGAATACGACGGCCTGTGTCAAACGTATATCACACATGACCATGCACACAAAAGTAATTGTGGATTATGCACTCGTTCGCACGGCCGATTTAAGAGGAACAGCCGTGATGTATTAAGATAGCCAGGAGGTGAGATAGTGGCTGCATTACAAAACAAACGACACGAAAAATTTTGTCACGAGTACATCAAGGATATGAATGCGACGCAAGCTGCTATTCGAACTGGTTACTCTGAAAAAACAGCTAAGATGCAGGGCAGTCGCTTGATGACTAATGATGACATCAAAGCAAGGGTCGCTGAATTACGGGAAGCCTACTTCAATGAAAACATCATGACGGCTCAGCAGGTCGAGTATGAGTTAACACGAATTGCCCTGGGGCTCTCAAATGAAAAACACGTCGTTATCGAAGGTACGGGCGACGGATACTCCGAAGCTCGCATTATCGATAAACCACCGGACGAGAAGTCAAGACTGAAAGCCCTGGAGCTAATGGCCAAACGCCATAGAATACTCAGTGGTGATACGACTATCGATATTAAGCCTGTACTCATCGTAGGTGGTGACGATATTGCAGACTAATAGAGTGTACTTGCCGGATATCGTAGGCAAGGGATACGGTGCTTTTTGGCGATTCAAAGGCCGTTATAAAGTAGTCAAGGGCAGTCGTGCCAGTAAGAAGTCTTC